CGGGATATTTGTATGTAACTACACCATCCTAAGATATTGCCATCTGCAACCGTAGGGCGGGTGAGACTTGAACTCACGATCTTCACCTTATAAGAGTGACGCCTTCACCAACTTGGCCACCGCCCCGCAAGAACTACTATATTAAATTATTTCCATGCTGTCAATGGCATTTTGTAAGGCGGGTGGAATAATTAGTTCGCTATTCCTTTTCCTACCCATCCTTAATTTTAACTCTTCTTCGCTATCTTGTTCAAGCATATCGTACGAATATATTTCGATTTCTTGTAGCGCATCTCTCCTAGAGCGAGAAATCGCATTATACACCGCGCCACAGACGGCATCAGCCAAGTCCTTGCTTCCCTTTCTGGGGTGGTCAACCTTGTCACCGCGTATCCTTAGTTGCAATAATTCATCTATTAATAATTTAAGTTCTGGGCCATAAACTCTTTCTTCTGTAACTAGCAAGGCCATGTCCTCATAATGTTTTTTTGCCACGGACAACAATTCAGTATTAATTCCATAATGTTTCAACTGTTGCATCATGTCGTGAGAATTCCATCGGTCAAACGTGACGACACCTAAATTAAATCCTCGCTCACGCAATTCAATAATGTAATCTTTCACTTCAGATAAATCGACGCTGGTGGTAGATGTTGGCTGCCAATATCTTACAGCGTCTACAATAATTCTAGGTGCTGCCTCTGTCATTGTGCCAGCGATCTTCATCTGCACCCAGCCCTCAACATGGGCCATTGCTACAGCACAGTTGTCGTGTTTTTGTGCCAAGTCAACGTGGACAAAATACTGTCGCCCTTCCTCTGGCTTAAACCAATCTGCGAATCTACCGCCCTGATCTATAGCAAACTTAGGATTGCTAAATGCTTTTTCAATTTTTTCTCGTGACTTAAAGAATGCATCTGTTGCTTCTGGTGGCATACAGGCAAATCTCATAAGTGAATCTAGAGGGTCGTCATAGAAAGCAATGGTGAAGTCTTGAATCTTTCTTGTTGGGTTAAACTCCCAGGTCGGTCTTTTAAGGGCGAATATATGTGGAAGAGAATATGAAATAATATGATCCTCCTCCCATTCAACAGAAAATTCATTACCATCATGTCCATCTGGAAGGTCGGGATCAATTTTAAAACTATGAGACTTAACTATAGTTTCTTTTTCTGCTACCGCGTCATTATATTTTTGTTGGATAAAGTCGTTTTTGAATCTAGGGAATGAAAGCATAATAACTTTACCAAAGTCGGGGAAGCGTGAGTTAACAGATGCTCTATACATTTTATAGATAGCAGCAGATGTTTTTGGACTCTGCCTTCCTGTAGTATTCTCTAATTCAAAACCAGAAATTTCGTCAAGAATAGCAAGGAGTACGTTGTACCCTTCCCACGACTCTGCTTCTGAGTGTCCTGAGTGGACAGTTATTTCTTTATCAAATTCAATACTGTTAGCCTTTGGAATGTATCTACCCTGGAACCAGGCCGACTTTTCAATGATGCGCTTGAATCCTTTAAAGAACACCCTATTTGCCTGGACAGCGTTAATAGCAATGTTAATAATATCAATCGAATCTCCTGGTGGCTTCCCGTAATATTTGGCTGGGTCATTAAGACACAATAAGAGGTGGACAACATAAGCACACCCGATAGTAGAGATAAAGTCCTTCCCGCCTCCCTTTCCTATCTGAAGAATCACTTCCTTGCATGTCTGGTTCCACCTTTTTATTCCTTCCTCTTCACCCACCCATTTAATTAAAGTATCTTTATCGTAGACTTGAGTCATAGATTTAATTGCTTGATATTGGTAATCTGAGAGTGGTGGTAGGTCTAAGTATCTTTTATCTGTGACAAACTCTTCAATGGTGGCTGGGGTTTCTTCAAACTTGTCATCGTCAAGTGCTTCTATAAAGTCACTAAAATCAATCAATTGGCTCTACCCTGCCAGTAACCTCTGAAAGTCTCTTAGAAACCTCAACCTTACAATGATTACATTCTGAAGTTACTTCTTTAAGAATATTCATAAGTATCTCTTGTTTGCGCTCTGTCTCTAGAAGTTGAGCAGACATTTCATTATTTTCTAAAAGACCAGCCTTCTGCAACATGTCAATTCTTTTTTGCTCTACGTCAGCAATCATTTTTAGAGTAGAGGACTTAGTATTATATTGTTGATTAGCATCAGCCTGATCTACTGTTTCCCAGGCACGCTGTATTATCATAGAATAATGCTGATCGGCTCCTGCTAGAGCCTCCTTAGCACGCTCTCTAATTTTAGAATCGCCAGACACAAGTTCTCTCCAGGTATCGATATGCTCCAAAACCTGTGATCTTTTTATGCCAAGAAATTTAGATATATCTGTTGGGTTTTTACCTTTAAGAAGTTCTTCTACAACCAGATTCATCTGGTCGAAAGAACTAGTTAACTCAATCTCTGACAAGTTGTTTTTTCCTTCTGCTCTTTTTTGCTCTTACTAGACCGCTTAATCTTTCTACATAGAAAGATCTATATTCACCAGTAGCAGGATTTCTACAATCTATCCAGGTAACATCTTTTTCTGAATTGTGTGCCATAAGAATAAACAAAAACTCGCCACGGGTGTTCTTGAATTTAATTCTATCACCAGGCTTAATCACATCCTTGATATATTCTAATTCATAATATACATGAATGTTTTCATTCATGCTATATGGGATATACTCTTTATTTGTTTTTTTCTTAGGCATTTTATCACCAATCATTAAAAATATTATGATGAGATATTCTTGTTCGCTGCTTCTGTTTCCATGGGCAATAGAGTATTTCTGTACTCATGGCGGTGTCTTTAAAGTAATAGGCCACTCCATTTGCATAAGAGCAGTACACGCATCCAATTCTATACCAAATGTTTACGTTAGGCAACTTAAATCTAGAAAATGGTCTTATATATTTTTTTCTGGTAAGCCTGGGTATGCCTACTATTCTAAATATTATTTGATTGCATAATATAGATGTTACATCAACCATTACTACCGCTGGTAGTGCTAGATATAGAAGCCACGCCCCCACAACAATTCTAAATTTAGAAGTTTCATACTTTTCTGGAATATCTATATTTTCAAATTTCACAGCGAATACCCGCCGTTTCTAGTTGGACTCCATACCATTCCTGGCCTATCTAGATTTCTTACTAATTTGTATCCACAAGACTCACATATTTGATTATCACGACTATCTATAGATGTTATTAATTCAAATCCCGTATCACAGGCGGGACAATAATATGTATAAAGTGGCACTCTATCTCCAATTGTCGCTGTTCGCTATTTTTAATAATACCAGATAACCCAATAGATCGTCAATATCATTGTCTCCTGGATATTCATTCCCGCGTGCGAATCTAGAAAGTTTATCATCTATACGCACCTTTAATTGCTCTATATTGTTAGCCTTAGAGAAAACTCGTACTGGGTCTAAGGCACTATTCCCGTACGCCTTGTTTTTTGATATTAACATTTCTGACAGTTCATCACAGACTCTTTTAATTTCTTCATGCGCCTTGTTCTTTTTTACGCTTTTCCGCATACTCTTGGGACACCTTCTCTCTTTCGTTGATCCATTGAATATATCCTCCATCATTCCAGTTCTGGCTTCCATATAATTGTTTTACTGCTACTTCATGTAATAATCTATACTGATTTGTTAAATAGATGCCCGATTCCTTTATTGAAGGATGATTATTGAAATATTCCACTTCTTCAACTAAATCAATAGGGTTGTTTCTATCCCACCCAGACCAATCAAAACTTTCATCTGTTATCCCCATGAAGTCATAGAAACCCTTAGTGAATGCCCCTGGTCCTGTAAGTTTGTGAACGAAATGCATGTACTCAAAGTCGGGATTATGAAATTCTCTTAGCATGGAATTTAGAATAGATTCAAATGCTGGGTGCCCTGGCTCTGCCGCAAAGGTGGCGCTCAGAAGATGTGAGGAATGCTCTGCATTAAGAAAGACTCTATGCGCCAAAACGTCTTCGTTGGGCCAGGAATTTATTGGGATAATACAATGTGTATCAAGATCCGCGTACATTCCTCCGTACTTATAGACGACCATCACTCGCCAAATGTCTGCTTGCATTACTTTAATTGGACACTTATTGTCCCAAATATCTAGCCATTCTTTATCAAAATTTTCCTCAACAAATTGTCTACGCTCTGGACCAGTAACATAATTATATTCCCAGTCTGGGTTTAGACTAGTCCAAGTCTCTACTGCTTCTTTAGCATAAGCAGGGAGTAGTTCAAACTCACATTCATAAGTTTGCCATAGTTTCTTAGGTATCATTCTGCACCTCAAAGTCCAGGTGAGATCCAAACGCATCATTCTGCTTCACAATAAAGGGTCCAATCTTTCCATTTACGATTTCGTCCTCTACACAGGAGAACAGATAAAAATCTACTGGGTGGTGTAGGAATCCCTCTTCCGCATTTTCAAGAACTTTTTTAGCACCACTATTGCTTATATAATAGCACGCGGTCCATCCACCAAGCATAATTAATTCTAAATTTCTGGATGCTATCTCCTGATTAATCTGCTCCAATTGATTCTCTGTAATGCTGAGATCATCTTCTGTAACAAGCATGTGTTCTAATTCGTTGTCCACGATGTACTGCCACACAGAGATGTGACTCAGCCAACAACCGACCTCGCCATTCTTGCGGGAGATGTTAAAATTATGGTGCGGATCTGATGCGTATCTATCTTTTGTAAATTGGGGGAACCTGACTAGAAAACTTCCTCTGCTCTGAGGGTCTTGGTAATTGCATACCTCTGGATAATGCCTAGTAGAATTTATCACCCGAACTATAGACTCCACATTTTCTTGGCGGTCTTCCCTAACAGAAACAACACAAAAATTCATTCTATGATCTCTCAAACACTACGATATTTTTCTTGTACCACCATTCAACACCATCTAGATCTGCTATCTTGGGGCGAACATCATCTTTCATTACATACTCATATAACTCAAACATCTTCTGCCAATATTCTAGGGGCTGCTCGTTTATATGATTGGTTCCACCCTGTCCTGGGGTGGCGGCAGAGAATAATACAACATCTGATAATCTTGTAAGGTCAAAGACAAAAGACCAGGATCTTGCGTCCGATAAATGTTCTGCAACTTCCAAGCATACCGCAAGGTCAAATCTCTGATCTAGGCTAAAGCGTTCAGATATATCTATGGGGACGTAATTTTTAACCAGTATTTTATCTCTAGGTACATAATCTCCATCGACTCCTACTGCCTCGCAACCATGACTCTCAAAAACGCTAGCCCATGTTCCTACTCCGCATCCCACATCAACAACTGTTTTGGGTCGGTACATTTCATAAACTAAGGGAACTACTTTCTGAGCAGAACCCAATGACCCTGCTGATTGATCATCGTAGAAACTATCATCATAGTGTGTCATTTAGTCCACTTCCTCTGATTTTTAATTAGTCCGTACTTCTCTAGATATCGCTGAATAGTCATGTGTGAGCATCCCGCCTCTTTAGCCATTTGCTGAGTTGTTTTCTTTTCTATGAGGTATCTTTTTCTTAACCAATTAACATCTTCATATAGTTTCACTTAAAATACTTTCCAATTCTTTATTCCAACTATCATAAGAATCAAAGTTCCAGTATCTAGCGGCATTTAAATGTACAACCTTTTTAGAGGTAAAAAAATAAATATCTTCTAATATATCTATATCATTACTGTTATGCTGTATATATTCCAGAAGTGACCTAGTAAAAATTTCTGGTCCAGTAGTTTTATAAATATAATCTATAGAAAATTCTTTATTCTCATACACAGCCTTCTGTATATTATACAATATATGCTCAAAAACTTTAGATTTTGCTTCTCCAGCAAACGTGTGGCTCACCATAAAATTATCTATTCCCCAGTTAAAGATGGCTTCTTTATTCATATTAATACCCCAATTATTTATGCTATCAGTACATATAGTATCTAGATCTGCATAGACACCGCCGTAATTATATATTACCAAATGCCTCCATATGTCTGATTTCATTACTCCAATTGGACACCTATTTAATAAAATATCTAGCCATTCTTTACCGTACACATCATTTGTAAAATCTAATATTGATTCATCAGAAAAATAATTGTATTCCCAATCTGGATTTTTATCTATCCAAGTTTTAGATGTATAGATGGCGTAGTCATCTAATTCATGATATTCTTTTTTATATGTTTGAAATATTTTTTTTTCTATCATTTATCTCACCATATTATTTGCTGCGTACCATCCGATTCCGCAGGCATCAGCAACGTTATCGCTTTCGACAGATACCCCTAATTCCTTGCAGAAGTCTATAGTTTTTTGTTTTCGTATCTCCCTGCCCTTGGCTTTATACCAGTTTGCTGTTTTACCTGGATATTTTTTCTGTATATCTAATTTTTCAGCCTTAGTAAAATTTTTATTTCCTATGAATGATTGCCAGGTTATTGGATGAACTTCAACAACCTTTCTTCCATCATCTATTAATTCACCCATAATAGCACCAAAAATATAGGCCATCTTTAATCCAGTATTTGCGCTTCTTACCATTACGGCTGCTTCAATCGCTACAAAATCTGAGGGAAATGTTTTTGCTATTGACCTTACCTTTTTCTTAGCATCCAGAATCCTTTCGTAAACATCTCCGCCGTCAAAGAACACCTCTCCCCATTTTATAGGAGTCTTATTCTCAAAGAGGCAGAAGGCTACAGAGCGGGTGCTGGCATCGATGCCAAGCACTCTCTTGTCGGGGACCCTTGCTAATTTAGCCAGAGACATTAAATATCCTCAACAGGTCATCTCTACTGCTTTTACTTTCCTTAGCAACGCACTCACTACATATATCTAGTTCATTATATCTACTTAGGATATTTTTACAACCGCGATTTTTACAAATTCTTTTTTTGCCAGAAAGTCTTTCTTTCTCTGCGTAATACTTTTCTCTAATTTTTTTATTAGTTGCTTCTCTACAGCATTCATCAGAACAATATTTTTGATTATGTGTAGTTTTTGAGAATTCTTTATCGCATCCGTCGTTGGCACAAATCATTTGGGTGGCACCAATACCTTTACTACTTCTTCACCCTCGCCGTATTTATTATTTTTAGCAGCCCAACAATGTTTCTTAACAGGGCAATTTGCACATGTGTAGGAAGTCTTAGCGAAACCCCTAGATGGAATGATGTTTTCAGTATACATCTTATACACTTCTCTCATCCACTCAAAGGTGTCATTAATTATTTTTTCGTTCCGCTCGTTCATACTAATTGGGATGATACAGATTTCTTGAGTATTCTTATTCTCATACAACAAGAATCCTTCTGCGACTCCCTCCACCTTCATGTAAGTAAGTATCTGTAAAAGGTGATTAGATGATGGCTTCATGGAAGACTGACGATGAATAAACTGCTCCTCTTTCGTAGTCTTTATTTCACCAATGATCTCTGTATCATTCCAATCCAGCACAACGTCAGCGAATCCTCTAATTGGCGGATCTTCTGAAATAATTTCCCTCTCTGTTTCCTTTAATACACCAGTCTCTTCAATTATTTTCTGCAATCTTTCGTGGGCGTATGTTCCGTTAAGCATGTTAGCAATTGCGGTTGCGTCAAACTTCTCGTCAAACTCCTCACCATTGAAAGCAATAAACCAGTATCTGGGGCAGTTACCATGACCATACCCTACGGTGCTAGGGCTAAATGTTTTTTTCTGCATAGCCCTTTTACCTCGCTTTCTGTCGTTATAAGCCTTGTCGATTAAGGAAGAAAATTCCGCATAATCAAATCCATCTACCTTTTTAAACTTTAAACTCTTAACAACATTCTTACTCACAGACCAAACCTCGCATTATATTTGAGAGCGTCTACTAGTTTATTTACTGCTTCTGCAGTAGTATAGTAAACATTCTTTTTCTTTGAAGCCTCTGGCCCCTTTTCAAAGGTGGTGTAGTACCTTGACATTATTTGCAACTTGGCTGCGATTGCCTGCAACCTTGTAATTATTTCTGGTGCCTTGGCAGCAGGAACATCGGGCTTTGCAATAAGTTTAATAATTAACTCCATTGCAGCATCTAGATCGGGGTCCTGCATAAATTCTGATATTTCATTTAATTCCGTTATTTCACTAATATTTTCAATGATGTTCATCGTAAGATTTCACCAATTCTTCTAGAACTTCCCATTCTAAAACCGCTAGACGCACCTTTGAGGAGCCTTCCCCAATAATTAATTTAAGTAATGGATGCATATTCCTATCTACACGGAATGTGTCCGTACAGATTTTAGCCCACATATCCTTATTTACTGATACTGACTTAGCAGTTTCCTTGTAGTCAACTACAAAATGATGCCACTTAGCGTCACCCTTTTGGTATGGTCCACGGCCTGAGTTCTTCTGCCCCTTAGCACCATCACGCTTTATTTCGTTAGCCTCAGACATTATAATTTCACCTTGGACTCATGATTTTTAGAACACTTATATGAAAGTATCATTGTATCTTCATCTATCCATCCCGTAGATACTACTTCATCGCATTCTTGACATGACATAGAGCCACCAGCCTCAATAGAGTTGTTTTTATTATTTACTCCTAGGAAGTCTTCTAGTGACTCAGCCATAAATCATCGACTCTAATGTGTCTACTACTTCTGGATTATCTCTAAGATATTGAATAGCCTTGGCACGACCCTGTAATCTTTCTCCAAGAACTGTGTACCAGGCTCCTCCTCTTTCTACTCTTCCCATCATTTCGGCAACATCTAGAATTTCTGCAACCTTATCTACACCAACATGAGAACCTTGATAATAAAAATCATACTGACCAGATAGGTTTGGTGGTCCAAGTTTATTGTAATCAATAATCCAATTTACTGGGCGACCCACCTTTTGTTGAATTAGTTTATCTCCAACCTGAACATCATCTTTAATTTGGTTTGCCTCTGCCTCTGAAGACCATAATTTAATTACAGTACTAGAGAAGAACTTTACAGCCATTCCACCTGTTGGAATATGAGAGGCGTGCATACTCCCAAATTGGTTTCTTTGCTGACTAATTAAGACTAGTAAAGTATTCTTATTTGCGTAATTTAGCATCTTTACAGCGTGAGTCATATCCTTTGCTTCCGCACCAATTTGTTTAGTGTCTTGCAATTGCTTTAACTCATCACCATCTTTATCAAAGTAGATGGCTGGGAGTAGGGCAGAGATAGAGTCTACTACAATAATATCCACCCCAGCCTCCATCAATCCTGTGCCAACATCTACCATGTCATTGATAGTTTTTGCTGGAGAATAAATAATATTAGAGGAATCTACACCTAATTTAGATGCCCACTCTGCCGAATAAGAAGATTCAGAATCAATCCAGGCACACGTTCTTCCTTCTTTTTGAGCCATTCCAAGCATCTGTAGGCAGAAGGATGACTTACCAGCACTCTTATTCCCCCAGACTAGAACCTGTCTGCCGTAACCTAGACCGCCCTTTAATGCTTCATTAAGACCTATGCTTGGGGTGGGTTGCTTTTGTACATCTACCTCTGTTGCCAGTTGAATTCTTTGTCTTGTTTTTGGATCTAGTTTCGCCAGAATTTCTTCTGCGACCATCATCATTTAAACTCTTTTCTAATTCTAGAGCGAACTCTTTAAAATCTTTTCTCCTGCTCGCGGCTATTCTATCTATGATTTGTAATATCAATTCATAGTCTTCTGACTTTATTACTAAAAGATATTCATCTTCTATTCCAGTCAGGACGTAGCCTTCCATTATATATCTATTATATCATCCACGGGTGCCGTGCAGTTTTTCCCTATTTTTATTTATTAAAGCCTTATCCCTCAATGTATTGTGAATTGATGGGAGTTCTCCAACTCTCATCTTATTCATTCCCGCCCAAAGGTCCAGGACCCGAATAATAATATCTGCAAGTTCTTCAACAAACTTCTCATCGCCCTGATTCTTTCGTAATGCTTCTAATGCTTCAGTAACTTCAGAATGAACCATTGCAAGTTGCTTTGCATAAAAAATAAAGTCATCTTCTGACTCCATGCGACTAAGAGGACTCCAAAAACCTTTTTCAATTGCTGTCTCGTTTAGGCTATTTGCTAAATCATCAAGATGCATCTTTACCGTCCAGGGTTATCTCAAACATTTCTGTTTCGTCATTAAAATCAATTCTTAATTGATAGTCTTCATCTACTTCTTCTAGCAATGCCTGTGGACTTACTTCCACCTTATCGTATCGTTTAAGAATAGCCATTAGCACTTTACCTAGATTAAGTTCTACTGCTTGCTCACTCATCCTACATTCCTAACTGTTAGTGTTCCATCTTCCATTTTTCCTATTTGTAAATCAACAATTGTTCCCGCCTTCATTTTACCCAATGCTTGTGCATATAGTTTGGGAAACACAATAAGTCTCTGCATTTCCTTATCCTTATTGGACACAATAACGTGTGCCATCATCTTGCCAGCCTTAGTTTTGTAATTAGTAAAATCCACTACAAACTTTTCTCCCTCTCCAGCAAGAACTTCTTCCATATAAAGGAATTCAATAAAGGGGTCTGCCCTACGATCAACTACGTCCTCTATAGTAACATATCGATGAATTCGATTGTCTCCCACTAGAAAGAAGTACATGTTTCCTGTTTCGATCTGTGTATTTTCGGAATGAAAGATTCCGATTGCTCCAGTATCGTCTACCAATTCTACTCTTGACCATCCCTGCCCCTTCTTAATTGATTTGACCATAGCCAGAAGGACATAGCATCCATCTTCTGTAAAGTCTTCTAGCGGAGATACCTGTGATCTAACATAAGGAGTAATTCCCTTAACGTCGAACTTTGGTATATTAAGATACTCATAATAATTCTCAGATTCATTTCCGGTGCGAGCATTGTCATCAAACGCTGCTCCACCGATAGCATTCAGCGCTGAAATGGCACGACTGTTTACACCACTACCCTTCTTCTGAGAAAATTCAATTAGTTCTGCGTAGTTTTTGAATGGCCTTGCAGCAATCAACTTGCTACTAATACTTTCACTAATAAACTTAATATCAGCGAGTCCGAATCTAATACTGTCTCCTTGCAAACTAAATTCAATGTCTGACTCGTTAACGTGTGGCAGCAGAACCTTTAGTCCAAGTCTCTTTGCTTCCAATAGGTATTCTGTTCTCGCGTCCTTGTCGCCCTCGTTTTTGAGGATAGCAAAGATGAACTCAAGTG